AGAGCCTCGGCTTGATCAAAGTCCTTGGCTATTATGTTTGGACCATCGTAGGTCTTTCCATCGTGCTCAAATTCTGTAGCAAATATTTTCATCCTAACTCCTTAGCATTTAACTTGGCAGCCTCGAAGTTATCTCCAAGCTTCTGCCAAAATTTATCTTCGTATTCACGATAAACCCAACCGGTAGTTTTTCCATGACGCCTGCCCATGGGGTTGTTTGGTATCCACCTAACAACTGGGTTGTTCAATCCTGATTCCTTTAGGCTCTCAATTAATATTTCTTTTTTCGTCATTACCGCTCCTATAATAATTTTCATAATAGTCTTCGTAGATTTTTCTAAAATCTTCTAGGGTGGGTATCGGGATGTTAGTTTGTTTTAAATCGGTGGTGAATTGTGTGTAAGCATCTATCAATTGCTTCTCGGTATAAAGAATCATTTTTTGGGTGGGGATTTCTTTGTTTTCCCCGGTCCTGCCCATAGAACTTTTCTAGCCCAATAGTTTGACGAGAATTTGTCGTCCTTGGTGAGCCCGCCACTTTTGTTTCTAATGCCAGCAGATCGTGCAAGATAGGATTTCCTAGCCTCAGAACTATAATTATGACCATAACCCTTGTGTCCAAAATTTACTACCTTGATCTCATCGCCTTTTTTGGCTAATACTGTTTTCTTATAATTACCGGAGCCACGATATTGCATTGGCTTATTGAATCCGGGATATTTCTTACCCCTGTATTCAACTCCTCCGGCTACTCTCTTTGCGTCTTTTGCTGATGCCATTATTTCTTTCTCCTAGCTGTAACTTTCTTCCAAAGATCGGCGTCTGCCTTTCTTGCACCGCCGTTACCGGATGCAAAAGATCTAGCTCTTGCAACGCCCCATGATGTTGGGGTCTGCCCCGGTCTTGAGCCCGATGAATAGTAAGCACCTCGTCCTCTTTTAACGACCTGTTTCAATATAGATACAGGAACATTATATTTCTTAGACATATTTTTCAGGGTTGTGTCTGTGCTATTTTTTCTTGGCATCTTTAGCTCTGCTCTTTGCTAGTTTATTCATAGCTGTTTTAGATAACTTGCCTGACTTATATTGCTTTGAGGCGTTAAGAATTTCGCTCTCTCTTTTTTTCCTCGCCGCTCCAGTCAGTCCTGCAAGATACTTTAAAGGAACGCCACGCTTAGACTTCGCCACTGGGGCAAACTTTCTGCCGGTCTTTGTGGCGGCTTTCCTTTTCATTTACTTCCAAAAGAATAAATGTTTTTTAACTTTGTCTAACCAATGTGGTTTGAACTTCTCAAGAAGTACCCAAACTACAAAGACCAATCCAAATACAAATAAAAATTCCATTATTGCTCCTTAAGCTTTTGTTTGTACTCCCTCCTAGCCCTTTGCAGAACCATTCGCTTTTGCATAATGATTACTGGCTTCGGGGTAGAGTAAGTACCCTCATCCGGATACGAATAAAAAACCTCTAAATGTTTGTATTCTTTTTCAAGATAATCAACAAGGTTTTTTAAAAGACCTAATGAAACTTTATTATCACCTATAAATAAGATTGCATCAAATCTATCTAGGGCGTTATACCAATGTGCTTGGTGAAATAAATAATAAAAAGGAACAAGATGAATCCTGTTCCCTTGGAATGATTCGAGACTATGAGGACAAACAGACCTTATAGACTTAAAGTACGCTGAACAATCAACCTCTTGATTTTTTCTTTGCACCTTTCTTTTGTTTCTTTTTTCCTTTTCCTCTCATTCCCGGCATTGGATCACCTCTCTTTAAATATTTTAATTACTCTAGCTCGCACCATGTCTTTCATAGAATTGTCAGGCAACTCTTCCCACGCCCTTGCTCTTTCTTCCCGACTCGGGAGGTTCGCAATGGTCTCGGGTAAAGACATTTGCATAGCTAAAAGATAACACAAATTTTGAAATCCGGGTGATAGGTCCTTCATATATTCCAATCTTTCTTTGTGAGTTTTTAAGTTACCGATTGCTAGTGCGTAAGCACCGGTATCTATGTCACCCGTTACGGTTCTGTGCTTCATAATAAATATCCTTAAGTCTAGAAATATTAAAGAGCTGATTGAAACCATAGAAGCATGTTTTCTTTCCTAGCTTGATAATGTTTTGGTCCAGTATTAATTCATCTGATTGATATTCGTTTAATGAGATTGGGTTCGCTATGCCACAAAGGTAAAAGCTAAGGTCATCAATCTTAATTAAAATGATCTGTGATTGTTTATTGTGCTTATGAATAACTGGGAAGTTGCCAAGCTTAGATGTTTTAATGCCTATATTAATACCAAGCTTATTTAAATCAGGGTAGTTATAGTCCTTAGAATCACCGGCAGATAAATCAACGAATGGTATGCCTAGGTATTTTTCTATAGCCATTTCCCCACATAAACCAGTAAGCCATCTTACTGATTGTTTCTTATGGTCTACTTGGTGACTATATTCCTTTTGCTTTTCTTCAATGATGGTTTTTATTTTTTTCTTTGCCCGATTTACCTGCCCAGCATCAAGAGTTATTTTTGTGTAATAAGGTATGTACTGCAAGACTGCTACCTCATATAACTCTTGTATCCTATTTTTGCTCATGCAGGTTTATAAGCCTGTTTAAATACCACTGTGCTTTCTTAAGATCCTCAATTGGATCATCGTGCTTCTTAGAATTTCTCCAAAGATATTTCATCATGTTACCGGTTAAGTAACCGATGTATTGTTCCCTAGTCATGCTTGCCTCAATAGCGTCTATACACTGAAGGTCACCTGACTTGTAATGATCGGGGTTTATATTGTCCTTCTCATATTCATCTTGCATTCCTAAATAGCTCATTAGTCTTCCTCCTTAAATATTTCAACAAATGCTTTGCATTCCGGACACTCTAAATGAGTTACCAGTATCTGCTTTCCTATTTCATTTTCTTGATCGTGGTCGCTTTGCCAAATCAATTCCGTGCTACAGTGCCAACACTTCATAGCTCCTCCAAATATTTTTTTGTTAAATCTAATAGCTCAAGCTCTGTGCCGTATCTTTCATAGAACCTAGCTTTGTATGGGTGGCGGGATGTAAACATCGTTGTGTCTACGCCCTCTCTGTGATGTGAAAAACAAAGTGGGATGGTTAGAAAATGGCAACCCGGCTTGGTCTTCCCATCTATATGGTGAACCTCTGCCGGGCTACCCACCCCGAAAGTGTGTAAGCATACTATACATCCAAGATTTACGATACGATCCATCCAAAGTTTTTCGTCTTTGTTTGGGGTCCTACCTTTAAGCACCATATCTAGATCTTTCCATTCTTAGGTTTGCCATCTTGGTACGCCATTCCTCGAACTGCATATCGATTGCTGACTTCTCTGTCTGTAATGCATCAAGTGATGCCTTTGCTGTAGCAACATTCATTGAGGCTGTGTAGTAATCTTCTGATGCCTCTGCCTTAGATTTTTGGGCGTTGTAACTTCTCTCCCCGTCATCCTTGGCTGTGCATAACTGAATCCAAAAAACCTTTTTTAAATTTGCCTCAGCCTTCAAAACATTAATTCTTGCTTCTTGTATTTGTGGGATTATGTCCCTTAACATTTGGTGAAAGTTTTCTTCTTGTATCATATTTGCTCGTAGTTATTTTTTGTTCTGATAGTGGACCCGAAGATTTCGTCTAAGACGGAAGAGAATTTTGATATCTCACCTTCAAAGTCAAGACCAAAGGTTCCAATATCTCCTAGTCTATTCTTTCTGAATATAATCTCAGACGATGTGTCGCTGTGATTCTCTGTATAGTAGCCGTCTCTGTAAAGCATGGCTACCATATCTGCATCCTGTTCAATAGAACCGGAATCTCTTAAATCCGAAAGGACTGGTCGCTTGTCTACCCTACCCTCAACACCACGGTTTAACTGCGACAAAGCTATAATTGGGCAAGATGTCTGTTTAGCCAGCCCCTTCAGAAGATTAGAAATGTAAGTCATAGATGCCGCCCTTGAGTCACTGTTTGTTGGTGCCTTGCTTGATGTCATAAGCAGCTGTAAATAATCCACCACAATGAGATCTATTTTCTTAGAGACAGCCAAGGAATTTGTTTTATTAATCATGGTCTCTATGGTTATAGGTGCGTTATCAAATAGGTATAAGTTTGTTTGATTGATCTCGTGCATGGCAGACATAAACTTTTGTGTTTCAGTTTCATTCATGTTGTTCTTAACAATCTTATCCATGGGTATCTCTGACATTGAGCTGATAACTTTTTTCATGAGCTGTTCGTTAGTCATCTCTAAACTGAAAATTAAAACAGTCTTGCCTGCTAATGCATTGTTGGTTGCAACATTCAAAGCAAATGTTGTTTTACCCATGGCTGGTCTTCCCGCTATGACTATAAGATCACCGGGTTTAAATCCGTTTATCTTTTCATCTACATTACTGAAGCCGGTCTTAATTACATTTTTATTTTCTCCCGGATCAGACAGCTCGTTAATAATATTGTTAGATACCTCGACTGCCTTCTTTG